GAAAATGACATTCATCAATGACAAACAGAGGGCCTTGCCCCTGCTCGTTGCGCCACTCCTCCTGGGTGAAGTGCTCGGGGTCAGAGAAGGCCTTGATGGTGCCGTGTTCCCGACTAAAGCCATCCTGACGAACCTCAACGAGATCCCTCACCTCCTCGCCAAATACGGCGATCAGATGATCCATCATCAACGGCAGGTTGGTGACCACCCGACGCCCTTCCTTGATGGCTGGGATCACGTGAAATGCGACTGCTTCATACGATTTGCCAGAGCCGGGACGGCCAACAATGATGTTTAGTGCCATGTTGTCTCCTTATGAACCGAGTCTGGTGAAGGGAACCAACTGGAGGAGCAGGCGAACGCCAATCGCTGTCACAATGATGGCTGAGGCATCATTCACCCCCGCGATCGCCATGATGTTCTGCACATCAGCGGGGAGCATGGAGAAGTATTGAATGATGTTCATGGCCCCTAGCATCGAGCCAAGGCCGGAGATAGCCAGGTGAACAATCGACAAGATCGCTTCAAAGAGGAAGCAGGCCAAATCCTTGAGCATGTCAAAGAGCGAGAGCAGCAGTGAATAGAGCAGGTTCAGGAAGTCATTCCAGCGGTGAGCAAACCAATCAAGCATGAGAGCACCTCATTTTTCGCATGAGAAAATCAAGCAGCGCGGACTTAGCCGCCGAACACTAAACGTCTGGCCAGCAAGCCGGAGCAGAAGATGACGAAAGCACGAATAGCTATCCAGACATTCGGCGGCACGGTCAGTTGATGGCAACCGAAGTCAGCGAACCCCATGTCAAAACAGATTGTCCAGGTAGGGTATTCCCCTCCCCCTGACAGCTGTAGGCGGAAGCCATTAAGCCAGTCAAAAAGCGCGGTATGTTGCAGTTCTTGCGTGAATCCGCTCCATACACCTGCCACCCCTGCGGGATAACGAGACTTCCACCAAGAGGTTCCCTGCGCGGTATCGGGCAGGGTTTGCGCGGGGACACTGGTTGTTAAGGTGTCGGAAAGCAGCCTGTTAGTTTCATCAATCCGCGTTTCTACGCCATGAAGGTCAACGGCGTTGGTCGTAGCCAATAGCTCATTGGTGCGGTCGAGACGAGATTCCAGGCCGCCAAGGTTGGAGACGGTAACAGAGCTGGGTATGCTGCCAGTGCCAGTGCCAGTGCCAGTGCCAGTGCCAGAACCGGAGCCTGTGCCGGTTCCCGAGCCAGTCCCAGAACCCGTTCCTGACCCCGTACCCGTCCCAGAGCCTGATCCAGTATTGCTACCTTCACCTGGAACGGTTGGTTTCGGGCCGGTGATAACAGGGCGAATTACACCGCCTGCAATTGCGCCAGTATCTGGGTCTGTAGTTGGTTTGCCGGTGATAACGGAATTAATGGCATCACCATATATGGGGTCAGTGACGGGAGGCAGTGGCTTACCCGATGGTAATACAACGGGAGGTGTCCCAATAATATCGAAGTCTGGGCGGTTATCAGGTTTAACCGGAATGACAACCGAGTTGTCTACCAGGTGAGGCTTGGGAAGGCGGGCGCCAGGATTGTTCATATCCTGCAAGTAGTGATCAGGAATAGTACCGTCAACACTAACACCATCGAGAACGCTAGCTACAGACTCCTCCAAAACCTCTTCTTTGTTTGTTGATTGAACCTTGAGAAGGTCGGTTTGATAGTCATAAGAAATAGCAGAAGTGACAACAGAAGATTTAAGCATAGTGTCATTTCTAAACTCATTAACAACAATATCCACGTCATAGGCAAAGCGGTAATTGGTGCCAGAAATACCAAAAAAAACCTTAGATAATGGGTTAGCCTCACAACGATTAGCAAAAACAACTCTTGTATTGTCAGGAGGAACTATATCCTCCCGATAAAACTTACAAGTAGCATTGGTGTCCAAATACTCTCTAGTACGGATTAAAAGAACAGCCTTAGCTTCCTCGGTGATAGAAGCTACACAGGTAGCCATATCAAGAGCTCTGTCACCTTGCTTCCAATAAGGTTCGTTATATTTATTTTGAGATGGGTCAGGGAGGCCAGTCATGCGATTTGGGAGAATACAGCTTGAAACAGGTGTGGAATCTGCATAAGGGGAATAACTAAATTCCTTCATGAGGTCACAATCTAAATAACCACTCTGAGAAAAATCACAACGTTTGACATTATCCAAACTATCGCCATTCAAAGTGATGCCATAACGTTTGAGCTGGAAAGAAAGCATACCGTAGGGATCGATCTTCAAATCCTCCTTTGCGAAGTTCTTAAGCAACGGCGGAGTTGATATTGCAACAGCAGTAACAGCAGCAGCGCCCGCGGCGTACTGGACGGCCAGACGAGTAGCTAGGGTTCTGCCCGTCCAGATGGCGGCTTGTTCGGCCATAGCCATCACCACGGGGGCAAATGCCGGTAAGAACGCGCGTGCTTGGTTGACAGGCAGCCAGGCGGTGAGAAAGCACAATGAGTAAACAAGGAGTCTGCGCCACATATGGTGCTCCAAGAGATTTAGCGGCTAAATTTTTCGCATGAGAAAATGGCGCTGTAATATGTTGTATGTTGTAAAACGCTACAACATATTACAGTTGGCTTGCGTGGCTAAAAGTTTCGCATGAGAAACTTTCCGTTAGAAAAGGGGGCTTATGCCCCCTTCATTCCCATAACAAACGCCATTCCTGATAGTCCCCCTATCGTAATAATTGACGACATGAAGACGATATAGGCAAAGGATGCCGTCATTAGGCTTTGCTGACCAAGCGTTTGGCCAAGGAGATCCCCTTGGTTGCCAGCGCGATGCCAACAATAGTGACACCGGCACTTGCAACGAAGGTTACAACCGTTCCCAAATTGACAGCAGCAAACATCTGGTCAAGAGCCGATGTTTCTCCGGCAGCAAAAGCCGGTGCAGAAGCTGCAACGATGATTACAGGAATAGCTTTTTTGATAATAGACATAAGTACCTCACAAGAGATTAATTACTTTTTTCGCTACACCGATAGCGAAGCCAGGAAACCAACCGAGAACAACAACTGCGCCAAACGCCCATGAAAACATAATGGCAATATCTGACGGTGCTATATCAACGGTGGATTGTTTATATTCCTCTACGGTTTGGATAATCATAGAGGAACATTCTTTTACAGGGATATCTGTCTGATACAGAAACCCCTGTTCATTAACAGCGATGCAATAAGCCATTTTTGCCTATGGTGTTATTCCCATGAGCGATAAAGAGTCTTCATTACCTTTTTCAATTCTTGCTCAGTGTTGAAAACTGTATTGCCGACATATACCAAGTCATCATCAACGTAGTGAAATATGATCCCAGGTATCGAACTGGTGAAGTAATGTCGTTTATCGCTTGAAAGAGCCTCTAGAACAGGGGTTGTCCCCTCCTCACAATGGATATGTCTTTTGAGAAATTTGAGCGCCATCGATCACACCTTGTTTTTCTCATGCGAAAGTGAGGTGACTTCGCGAACAGCCGCATCATTGCTCATGTGGTAGGTCACGTTGGCTCCACGCTGACCAGACCATGCTTCAAGCCAAACAGGGATCTCGACAACTTTGTCGATCATGCTGTTGGCCTGCAGCGGGATGCCTGCTTGGGCAAGGGCGTTGGGAACACGGATCACGATTTGTTCTTCCTGGAAGCCGCCAAAGCCATTCGAACGGCTCACCGCAATGCCGATTTCATGGCGAGTGATTGGGCCGTTCCGCCCCTGTGTGTTTTGCTGACGAGAGCCGAGCATACGGCCACGGATGAGAACACCTTGATGCATAAATGACACTCCTTAACTGACGGCCCTGAGGCGGTGCCCAGGTGATGATGGATAAGAACGAGGCGGCATTGCCCCTGGTATGGGTTCGACAAGAGTTCGGGTGACCATAGGAACACCGGACGGGTCACGTTCGATGGTGACGACTTCTGTTGGTTGTGCTGCTGCGGCCATGCGGTCTAGTGTGCTGACTGGTTCGACATACCAGTCGGGGTGCTGCCGACCAAAATCGATATTGATCACCTGGATCAGCGGTACCACGTTGGAGGCTTCGCCAGAGAGATTTTGCAACTGTGCCTTGGTGAGGCCTACAGCCATCAGGTCGGCCAAATGACGGCGAAATGTCTCTCTGCTCATGCTGCGATAAACCGTTTCATACCCTTCATTGAGCAGCCGGCGATAAAAGCCATGAACCCTTTGGGCCTTGGCATAGCTGGTGTTCCCCTTCGGGGTGATGCGCTGATAACTGGTGTAGAGCGCGTTACGGATCTCGTCGTCGGTGTAGACCTTCATGGGCTGTTCCCCCAGGGCATCAAACAGTTCTTTAAATGCGGCTTTCCATAGATCGGCAATCAAACAGCGGCCGTCTTGCTCGTAGTCTTTTTGGTACTGGATGGCGTCAAACAATCTGAACGGGACGCCATGCTTGGTCAGCGCCCGTTGTTTCAATCGGGCTTCAAAGCGAACACAGAGGCTCGCATAGAGCTGCAATGCTGGGTTTTTCATGACCTCAACACAGCGGCGCAGTGATTCATTTTTCGGCTGTTTTTGAAGGCGTTTCATGTATTCGGCCAGCTGACGCTGGAACTCTGGGCCCTTCAAATAGGCTTTCAGGGAGCGATGACGGCTGCCGGTGTTCCACTCGGCAGTGGTTTCATGATCACGGTTCATCCGGCTCTGCTTGGTCTGTCCGGAACGGATGTTCTTGAGTGCAGAAATGACCTGTTTCCCCTGCTCTTCTGTATTCACCCGGGCGGAGAACGTTACATCGATCCATTCAAGGGTGGTGTTTGGGATGTCCAGCATTTCAAACAGTTCAGGGCAGGCGCACGCCAGTGTTGCCAGCAGTTCGGTCGAGCAAAGCTCGATGCTCGTTGGGCCGAACACGTTGTGGCCTTGCAGAAGTTTTGCTGGAGAGGCTTTGAGTTCGACACCTGGAAGGCGGTTGCTACCCCCTTGATGGATCTTCATTGCAAGGCTGCCGAAGTGACTGGGCAGTGACTCGAAGGGATGGGACAGGCCGGAAACGGTCAAATCCCCATCAATCTCATACTCAACGGCCATAGCGGAGAGCTTTAGCCTCCCCTGCTTAGCGACCTGCTCCAGATCGATATAGACCCCCGAGCGATGATCGGCCGTTGGAGATACCAACTGCCATTCGCTTTTGAAGGGTAAATCGAGCTTGAGGAGGTCTATCACGAGAAACCTTGGCAATACCAATATAGACACTAAAGGGTGTCACATATGTTACGTGAGAGCCTGTGCTAGAATCAAGGTAAATGACACTGGAAAGTGTCAAATAAGATCCTTTGGCGAGTATGGAAAAAACAGGAGGGTAGAATGACTGGTGTACCCAACCAGCAACATGATGAAGAGACTATGACCGACCTACAAAGGGCTGAGCGCATCAAAACGGCCATAACAACCCACTCTACATATGAACGCATTGAGGAGATGACTGGGGTCAACATAACGACACTCAAGCGTATCGCATCTGGCAAAAGGGACGTTTACGCGAGCGAGCTGGAGAAGATCGCGGAAGCAACCCAAGAATCCCCCGTCTATCTCATGTTTGGCGAAGACAAGGACATGGTGAAAAAAGGGAAGCTCATGTTCGATGGCCGAAGGAACAAAGTTGCAGAAGCGGCCATGTTTAGCCTCTACAACATCAGAACGCTGAAGGATGACGAGATTATCGTCATTGCGAAACTGATTGCCGGTCTCCAAGCTATGAGGGTAAGTGAGCGGTTTTTCCTGAAAGACTTAGAGAAGCTCAGGGAGCTAAAAGATAGTGAAGGCGATGAGTAGTCATCACCACCAGGGGGGCTTTTATAGCCCCCTTTTCTTTTTTAAAAGGCGGGAAATTTATTATTAATTGGCTGCCGATTTTTTAATAAAAAATCTAATTAAAACAAATATTTCGGGTGTTTACATCGTGTCATCTGTGTGTATTATGAGACCTGTGAGGAACCTGTATGCATGTACAGCTCACTTGTTTTAACTACTAAGAGGCAATTAGTTATGAGTTCAAAATCAGATGACTCGATTGGAATGGCATTGGTGATATGCGGCGGGCTGGTGATCTTGGCGACATGGTGGGTTATGTCCACATTTGAAGTGCCATGGTCGGTAGCCTTGGAAGCGTTGTATAGAATGGTCATATGGGCGCTATTGATGATCGGTGCGTTCTACCTTCAGGCACAAGATTACCCAGGGAGGATACAAGACAGCTGGCCCATTTTCCTGGGTACCTCAGTGATCGTCCTCTCCCCGATCTTAAAGCACTGGGCAGGGGGACGATTTGGCGACCCGCTGTTTATTGAGCCAGCTTGGTACGGAAAGGATGGCTGGCAAATTCTGATGACCGTGGGGGTAATTGCGCTGGGGTATGCGTTGAAGTGGTGGTGGGACAATAAATGATGGGAAGGGCCGCAGCGGCCCTTTTTGCTATATGTTGATGGTCACTGCGCATAAATGCGGATTATGTTACGGGCGCTCCGGCGTTGGGACGATGCCAGCAAGCTGTCCCACGTCCCTGCCTAGTCGCGTCCCCCTGCCCCTTCGGGATTATCGCAGGGGGAAAACCCTCAACATAATACCGCGGCCACATTATGCGCGGTTTTGTTTAT